TTTCGGGATAATATATGCTGCTAACGTATCAGGTGAGGAAAAATTAATCATCAATCCCTCAACATATCAAAACATAGCAGGTGCAGGAAACGCACCAGGATTGGTACGAAGCGTTGGAAAATGTGACACTACCACCAATTCAGGACAGTTCACAAGGATAGACATTACAAACGTACATGGCACTCCTACTGATTACAATGCGGATTCAAACGTTTCAGCATTGGGAACTGAGGGTGTGGAATCATTGAACGTACAGGACGGTGCGGTATATTACGATACCGATCTTAACAAGTCCTACGTACTGTTCAGCAACGCTTGGATTGAGTTATAGTGGCCAGAGCAAAGAACGGCACAAGGATGGCCTACGTCTCCGTAATGTCAGAGGAGAAGGAATCAGCCTGGGTAACGGATCACTATAACGGATTAATTGATACCGTTACGGAATTTACAATAGATACGTTACTGACAGAGACAGGAACGGCATTGCAGACAGAGACGGCAGCAACCATAGAACTTGATGCAACGGATCCTGCCACAGATTCAGAGGTATTCAGCATCTCGTTTGTTGGGGATGACAGACCAACTCCTATCCAAACGGTAGGAGAGTTTAAGGCTAGTTGATGCCTAGCTCAAATTTTACCTGATCTTGTAAAACAGGATCATCAGTAAGCTCATCAAGTCCTGACTGAATTTTTTTATCGTATAATACCTTTAATTCATACATTGTAACCATTCCTTCCATATCCCTTTCCAGCTTAGTCATACTTCTCAACTTGCTGGACCTAGATATTTTGTTCATTATTTAATACTTCTCTTTGTTTTAGTAAAGGGAAGTTAAATATGCTAGATCAGATTGACAGTTATTTCAACAAGCCTATGGAACTGCATGAGACGGCAGAAGGCCTGTCACATCATATTAAGATAAACTCGGACTCTTGGGGATTTACCCTGTGGGACGGCAAGGACGTATCACTTAATTACAATAACATAGTAAAGGACAACGAGAAGTTGCTTCTGGAGGTCCAGAGTGACCTGTTAAACAATCGTACAACCACGCCAAGACCAAAAAAGTTTGAGGCAATGGACAACGTAATACTGTTACAGGGCATCAAGGAGTCAATAGACAGGGACATTGGAGCAGTATCAACGTCATTGGACTATTGCTCATTGGGAAGCAGTTCCACATCAGAGGCGGAATCTCAGACGGACTTGCAGGCAGAATTCAGTGACACCGCATACTCAAGAAAAAGATTCTCCACAACAGGTACGAGAGACAGAGTCAGTCAGACAATGAAGCTTGGAATGATGTGGGATGATTCCAGCTTTGATGCCACGCCAAGAACCATCAGGGAGGCAGGCGTTCACTGGGCATCAACTGGAACTGCCAAATGTCACGCAAGGGTTGTATCAACTGACTTTGTATTGGATGCTGGAGATCTCTTTGTCGTTCAGATCAACGAGCTTCAAGAGAACGGAACGCTTTGACAGCTCCGCTTACAGCAGGCTGGACAGGACTTGTCGTATCAGGAAATTCTCTTGATTCAACTACCTACGGTCAGGGAACCTCGTTTCCCAGCTCATGGGACACAGCAAGACTGTTTTGGCGTTCTGATCTAAAGAGATTATATTACAACAAGGGAACAACGGGAACTCCTCTATGGGAGGGAGCAGACGTTCCGGTTGGAACAATCAATATGTATGCAGGAGCAACCACCGACGTTCCTACTGGATGGCTGCTGTGTGACGGAGCGGCAGTATCAAGAACAACTTATGCTCAACTCTTTGCGGTATTGGATACGGAGTACGGAGTGGGAGACGGATCTGGAACATTCAATGTACCTAACTTTGTAACAAGCAACAAGTTTCCCAGAGCCGCAACAAATGACGCAGGCAGAGGAACGACAGGGGGATCAAGTACGGTAACGTTGACAGGAGCAGAGTCAGGTACGTCAATACATGGTCATGGCACTACTGATCCAGGACACACCCATAGTTATCCAGGGGGAAATGGTCCATCAATGGGCGGTGCAGGAGACACCCCATCAGGCAGTTACACTACAGGTTCATCAACAACAGGAGTTGGAGTTGTTAATTCATCTGAGGCAGATGCAAGTTCTGGACACGAAAACAAACCACCGTTCATAGACGTACACTTTATTATCGCAGTTTAAATAGTTCAAGTCCGTAACGTAACTGTGGCAAGAGGCAAGCAGTCAGGAATAGCATTTGGTCAGAGAACCAAGCAGAAAGGCCAGTCTGATCTGGAGCAGTTGATTATGTTAAAACAGTTTTTAAAGCAAAGATTCCATATGGACTTCAAGAGGGAATGGTATGTTGGATTTGACAAAGAATATGGAAACCTATACAGAATTAGTGAATCGGTTGGTAAACAGGAACTCTCAGAATTTAAGTGGAAAAACCCAGACCTCCTCTGTTTCGATAACCAGCATGGAATTATTATCGTTGAGCTTGATGGTGCAATCCACGATAGAAAGGTCCAAAAAACTATCGAAAGAAATGAGCTGTTTAGAGGAGCTGGAATCAAGCTTGTTGTCCTTAATATCGCAGATATTAAAGAGGTCGGAGAAACAATTATAGGGAGGCTGGAAAGTGACATGATGGACTTAATTCATGGACAGAAGATATAGATACAGAATGTGTGCGTATGGCTCATGCAGGGTTGAATGGGTGGTAGGGGGAGACAGCGGAAGCGGACCAAGAAGATACTGTGCCGAGCATAAAATTCCAGCAAAAAAAGCATATGACAGACTTCGATACCTTGCACTCAAGAAAACAAAGAAAATGTGCAACACCTGCGGAGCGTTGACATCCTACAAGTATTGCGGCAGAAAATGCTATCCTAATTATTATAAAATCAAGAAACAATTAAATAACCATTGACAGATCATACATCAATGATTACAAAAACATTGGCATTGGTGGCACTACTTACAATGAGTGTCACCCTTGCACACGCAGAAACTTCAACGGTAGAAGTACCATTTGATTCACATGGACAGTCCTGCTGGTATGACGATCTTGCAGTAGAGTATCATTGCACATGGCAGGGAGTCGTTGAGACATTCACAATCGAGGATCTTGAGGAATTCAGAGATATTCTGGACGAGACAATCTACAATGAGGAACTCAAGAGACTTCAGGAGACGGCACTGGCTGAAATTGCGGAGGAAAAGGCAATCTTATCACCTAACGAGAAGACCATTCTGGCAATAGAAAATAAACTCAACCAGGGAATTGCAACCGCATCAGACTCAGTATTGATGAATCTACTCAAAGAGTTGAACACATGCCGTCAAGGAATGGATGAAAGGACACAACATGTTCAAACTGCCAGAGAATTTGAAATCAGTGATTTCGAACTTTGGTCAGCAAACAACGTGAAATATGATGGACCTATCGGCAAAATTGTCATGGCAATAGAAGAGTGTCAGGCACAAGAACATGTCTATAAACTTAGCGTAGGCTATCAGAACTTTGACTTTGGTAGCAAACAATACTCACTAGCAGACAAGTTCACACCTGACATACAGGCCGTCAACTATGACAGTCTGGTTGCAACTGACAGTGGAATCAACAAGAGTCTAATCTGTGACAGCAACCAACACAGCCAACAGTACAAGAAACAGTTCGGTTGTTTGGTATTGTATGACGGACTTGACGCAGAGGAAATCAAGCGTCAAAACGAGACACGATTCGGAACTGACGGAAAGATCAGCTACGAGTCACAGGTATTGACCGACTATATGGATTTCCTGAGCAACTATGGAAGCAGACAGGCAACCGTTGAGGACAAGAAGGTACAAGAGGAAATCGCACTTCCAATAGCAAACGAATGGAAAGAGGACCACAACTTTTATAACAATCATAAAGGTTTAGAATAGTACCACTACACACCTTTTTTTTATTTGACCAAAAACTTTATAAGTACCGTAACGTACCTTATTTCGTGAAGGCCTGTCATGGCATATGCTACAGACTAAAGTGTTCAAAGACCACACGACCTATCTATGACAACCACAGACGGTGTACAAAGTGCGAGGTCTACTATACAAAAGACGTAATCATATGTCCCTGCTGCAAGATCGTGACAAGGTCAAAGCCTGCAAACTCGGTAAACAGAGAAAAATATAATAAAGGGACTATACGTATAGACAGTCATGAGACAAAAAGTCATGAGACACGATACCTACATTCCGCCATGCTTTCAGGTTGAATTTGTAAAGTTCAAGGAGATTCATGGCAGGAACACGTCAAGACAGATATGCAATCTGATTAGGGATGCCCTGAAGCAATGACATCCTTTGTAGACAAGGACGGAGAAACCTGCAATCTCTTGAAACTTTCAGAACTCAGGCCAAGCCATGAAAAACTTAAGGACGGCAACGTACTGTTGCAGACGATAATAGCAGGACAGTCTGAGATAGAACACTATGCTCAGCAGATAATCTACAAGTGTCCAAACTGTACTCATGAAAAATTTTATGACGTTCCTCTGCACTTTGAGGACTGGAGGGACATACCTCAAAAGGCAAGATGCGACGTATGCAACTTGGAAATGTTTGAAAGGGAGGTGACAAAAGGACAGCTACGCAAAGTCCTAATGACCGAGCAGGGAGAGACAAACCCCATACACCTTACAGGATTCATCTATGGAGACGAGATTACAAAACTTCAGCCAGGAACCAAACTGAACCTTCGTGGAATACTCAGGTCCAGAAAGAAATCCTCAAAGGACATGACATATCACAGATTCTTTGACATTAACACCTATAGTTTTACAGACGAGAAGCCAATAATACCATCCGAGGAGGAGATACAGAAATTCAAGGACATGGACAAGACCGAAGTCATTAGATCGTTTGCTCCCCATATCAGAAACATGTACCTGATCAAGGAAGGACTGTTATTGACCTGTTTAGGGGGGGTGCAGACGGAAAATACGAGAGGCGACATAAACACGCTATTACTGGGAGATCCAGGACTTGCCAAGACACAGTTGCTCAAGTTCGTTACGAAAATAGTAAAGAAATCAGACTACGTGTCAGGCAAATCGGCATCGGGAGCAGGGCTATTCGGTGGAGTTGACAACTTATCTGACGGAACTCGCATAGGAAAGCCTGGATCCGTAACAATGTGCAACGGTGGAGTTGCGGCAATGGACGAGATAGAGAAGATGAACGACGTCGACAGGACATACTGCCACGAGATCATGGAGTCGCAGCAGTTCAGTCTCAGAAAGATCGGCATTGACATAACGTGGGAGGTCAAGGTGTCCATAATTGCGGCAGGAAACCCAAAGAAGAGCAGATGGAATCCGGAACTCTCAATCAACGAGAACATCAACCTGCCTGACTCCCTGCTGTCAAGATTTGGATTGGTATTTCTTGTAAGGGACATACCAAGCATGGATGATGATCTTGCAATAGCAAAGCACATCATGAAGGTAAGAAGGGGAGAGATAGTGCCAAGTCTTGACGTCGAACAAATGACCAAGTTCATAAACTATGCAAAGACAATAGATCCTATAATCCCAGACGACGTGGATGATGTGTTGACAAAATGGTGGTCGGAGCTGAGACAGGTGGAGCAAAAGGACGAGTCGCTGTCGGTAGACATCAGAACCTACGAGGATCTGTGCAGACTGACTCAGGCATACACGAGACTTGACCTTGAGGAATTCTCAACCAAGGACCACGCACACAGGGCAATCAAGATGCTAAACGACTCAATACAGACGCTTGGAATGAACACTCCAGGGGAACGCAACGCAAGCATCATTGAGCATATGGACAAGGGAAGCTACATCAGATTCGTATTCAGTAATCCTATTTCACACGATCAGGCGGTGGCAAAGCTCATGGAAAAATATAATTGGTTTTCAACCGAGGAGAAGGCGGAGGCGGAGATTGACAAACTGTTAAATAAAACCAACTCACTTATGGAGTCAGGTGGAAAATTGACATGGGTTTAAAATTCTTTGACTTGTTTGCAGGTATAGGCGGATTCAGACTTGGCATGGAAAGGGCAGGTCATACATGCGTAGGTTCATGCGAATGGGACATTCATGCAAGGGAAACATATAAAAAGAACTTTGGCTCATACCCAGAGTATGATGACGCCAAAGATTTGCACCCACAATCACTCCCATCATTTGATGTGCTTTGTGCGGGATTCCCTTGCCAAGCTTTCAGTATCGCAGGAAAGCGGCTTGGATTTGAAGATACCAGAGGTACTGTCTTTTTTGAAATTGCTCGAATTGCAAAAGAAAAAAGACCATCTTATCTACTCCTTGAGAACGTTAGAGGGCTGCTATCTCACGACAAGGGAAGAACTTTTGCCACAATCGTCTCCACGCTTGATGCGTTGGGGTATGATGCGGAATGGCAAGTGCTTAACAGCAAATTTTTCGTTCCACAAAACAGGGAACGTGTTTTCATTGTCGGACATCTTAGAGGAGAACGTACCAGACAAATATTTCCTCTCGGAGACTTCGACTCAGAAACTAATCAATCGGAACCTAAAGAAAAAGTCGGAGTAGTAAATGACAAGGGCAATCTTAGAGAGGTGGAACAAGCAACCTGTCTTGATGCAAATTATTGGAAGGGATGTGACAACCATGCACAGAGAACTATGATATATCTATCAAATACCAATGCTAATATGAAACAAAGAATACAAGAGAGAAAAGAAACATGGACATTGGGAACAGGTACGGACTTTGGAATAAAAGACGGTATGAGAATAAGGAAACTGACTCCAGTAGAGTGTGAAAGGCTGCAGGGATTCCCTGATGGATGGACCATAGGTAGTGACACACAGAGGTACAAGCAATGTGGCAATGCTGTTACGGTACACGTAGTGGAATACATCGCAAGGGAGTTAAGACTTGGGTAAGCTAGCGGATGCGATAAGGGAGTACAAAATATCTCCTGTAAACTCCCCAGCGGAAAGGTCTGCAAAGGAGATCATCACGCAGATAACCGAGTCGGAGTGGTGGGCAACGCAGGTCGGAACAAAGTTCAACTGGCCTAGAAAGTATGACAGCAAAAGATCCGTCTTTGGATTTACAGAGTCAAACGGATTCACCACAGTGGGCAATTTTATCGTTCCGACATCTAGACTGGAGGAATATAAAAGTTTATTACGTAGGACAAAATAATCAGAGTGTATTGTACAGCAAGAACGTTGTTATAGAATTAGACAAAAACGACACAATAGTAGACTGGGAAAATTTGAGTGACGTTCACATTGGCAATACTAACTTTCAGGAGGAACTGTTCGAGAGAAGAGTCAAGGCCATTCTTGACGATCCGTACAGATTCACATCATTTGGGGGGGATCAACTGGACCTGATTCTTCCAGGAGATCCGAGATTCAAGGACGAGGCGGTAGGACTGAGGACTCTGGCGGAACAGCAGGACGAGTTTGATGATAGGTGTAGTGAGTTGTTTGATGAACAGGATTATTATCTTAAAAATTATGGAATGGAAAAGATCTGGTACATGCAATGGGGAAACCACGAGTACAAGTCAAGGGTAGTGACGGAAGGTGACATGAAAAGGTACTGCAAGATCAAAGGACTTACGTTCCTGGGAAGCAAAGCCTTTATACGCTTGGACATACAATACAAGGGTAAGAGTATGATGAAGAAGACTTTGTTTGTCAATCATGGTGCAGGCGGAGGGGGAACTCTCAAGGCACTGGAGAATCTTACGGTAAACTGCGAGGCAGACGTATACCAGATGGGACACCTGCACGATCCGATGGGGGTAAAACGAGACACGTTCTTCTACAACGACAGGAAGAACTCTTGGGACAGCAAGGAACAGATACTTGTAAACTCCGGATGCTTTACTACGGCAGTATCAAACAACGTGGATCAGTGGATGGAGCAGAAGGGCAACAAGCTACAGACGTCAAAGCCTGGAACTTGGACCATATCCTTTGATGCCTACAACGACAAGGTGAGCCAGCATGGCTAAGGGACTGTGTCATTGCTGCTTCAGCAGCAACATGATAATTACTTTAGATAACAAAGGTCTTCCTAAGTGTGAAGTATGTTACGAAAGGGAGGCTACTAAATGCGGATCCACATAGACGAGTCAGAGGATGCACATGGAGAGTATCACAGTCATGACGGAACAACTGAGATATGGCTGGGAGGCCATTTGACAATATGGGGTCTGTTTGACACTTTGGTTCACGAGTCATTGCATCAGGCAATCGAGGAGAACAGCGATCAGGATACCACGGAGAAACAGGATCATTGGGTAATTCAGAGGTTATGCTTTTGAGGGATGGCAAATAAGAACTATGTCTCAGGAAGGGGTTTTGAATATCGTGTCGTCAAGTGGCTCAAAGATAGAGGCTACTATGTGGTTCGGGCATATGCGAGCAAAGGAATCTTCGATCTGGTTGCTGCACCTCCTAAATCATCAAGGCTTCGTGGAACGCTACTCATTCAAGCAAAATACTCTAGGTCGGGTAAAGTTAAAATTAGTTCTAAGGAAAAGAGCAGACTGGCAGCAAGCAGTAGAAGATACAAAGCTACGTGTTGCTACGCTTATAACGAAGGTAGAAAGCTAAGGTTCAAATTAGTTAATCCATATCTGCTAAACTATACGTGCGAGTGCAGCGGCAAGATGGGTATGGAATGGGACGGAGCTAGATTAATATGCAAGGAGTGTGGCGTATAGTTATGGCAGCAAATGAAGAAAGAAACTTTATTGACAAGACAACTTCACTCAAGACGGTAGAGAGAGTAAAGTTCAGTCTAAAGAACTTCAGCAAGGGTTCCAAGGTAGAGATATCATGGGCCTTCAATCCTGAAGATTCAATGCACGTTGACCAATTCCTAGAGCTGGATCCGGACAAGAACAACATCCTTACAGCCCTCCAGGGATTCAAGTCAATGTGCGAGACTACACTAGGTGTGAAAATCTTAACGGACGACGAGTAACACTTATATTCCTTTTTTATTATACGTATGGTAATGATTCCAAAATCAAAGGGTGCTGAAGACAGTTGCCCTTCTTGTCGTCAAATGCTAGTATGCAGGGAGAAGGAATACAAAGGAGAAATCTCTCTGCAATGGCAATACAAGGATAAGGAAGAAGCTCATTTTAGCTTTGACTTTGCGACAAAGAAATCGGCTTGTAAAGAATCTACGGATTCCAAGGCAAGCACAAGTTCTTCAGCAACCAAGACAGAAATCAACCTAGTAGGTATGTCCATATCAGAGAAGGACAAGGATCTAATAGTAAAGTCCGCTGGAGAACTTACCGAAAGAATGATTTGCGTGTACAAGGGAGTATCAGACTCATGTGTCAAGGCAGGAATAACAAACCCAGCAGGCATCGGAATGATCTTCAACCAGGTATGTGCAACACGAAGAGACGAGTAACAGTATATAACGATTTATATACTAAAAACTCTTTTTTATTTTTATGAACCAGGAGGCAAACGTTCTTATAGACAAAATTTCCAAGATTTCAAACGGCATCAAATCAGATCTCAAGCCATTAATAATAAAACTGTCAAAAAACATAGGAGACAACATCAATCATCCCGAAATAAAAAACATGGCACACCTTTGTGGCGTGGACGATCCAAAACTTACGGACGTCGCAAGAATCATGAACAGGATCAGGGAGAAACAGAGATGGGCGTTCGGACAGACCGCAATGTACGAGTATATCGAGCCAAAGTACAAGGACGGAAAGGTGGAGACCATAGGGAACAGCAACCTCGTAAGACTTACCGACAACAAGATAGAGGAGCTGGTCCAGTCATACATATCGGACAACGTGGACATCGTGGACGACCAGATCAAGGCATTGAAGAGGCTGTCGACTCCTGCAAAGGACATCATAACAAAGGCAAGAAAGGAGGAGATGGAACAGTACACGTGGAAGTGTCACCTGGCAAACGAACTTGCCCTGCTTGCTATCAAGATGGAGAACGAGCATACCGCAGTATCACAGAAGGAGGTCATAAACGGCAAGGTAGTGCCAGGAGGAAAGATCCTGCACAATCATGACGACTCACTGTGCAAGGAATATGCAAAGAGGACAAAGCTCGTAAGGGACAGCAGGTTCGCAACGGACGTCAACTCGTACGAGGCAATCATAGTGGCCTGCAACACGACGGACTCACTCAAGCACGCAATAGCGGGAGAGTGGGAGTTCAAGACCGTATGGGAGGTCAAGAAGGACGAGGCGGAGTGCAGGGAGTGCATCCAGGAGAGATGTGCAGACGAGAAATGCAACCACGAGTGTCACAGGGTGGTAAGGCCAATGACGACAAAGGGACTAAAGTATGCAATCAAGACCAACGAGGACCTAAAGAACCTCGACAACAGGATTAAACTATTGACGGAGGTACAGAACGACATATGCAGGCTTGGAAAGATTCTCATAGAGAACCCAAAGACCAAGGACAAGCTGGGTGTCGTGGAGATAAAGAAGCTCATGTACAGCCATGTGGAAAGGGAGGAGTGCCTGCAATGCGACATGTTTCTTACCAAGAACCCACGATTCTTTGAGACATTTAAATGAACGAGTCAAAAATACAGATAGCACTGGAGGAGATCAACTACAAGATAGACGACATACAGTCAATGCTGGAGATATTAGAACCAGAGGGAATGTTTGAAGAGGAAGCAGTTCAGGCGTTCACTAACTTACTAGGCAGGTACAGGGTGATCAAGACATCGCTTGAAAGGTCCCTAAAAAAGGCAGGGGGGGGTGCTACGGATTCATGTCTTAACGGAAAGTGTGCTGCCGATTCTTCATGGTAGCAAAATAAAAAAATTTCTACTCCCCTGTTAGTATATAGGTTTCTCCAGGGATTTTTATGATATATAAGGGTTACTGATACTTAAGTGTTTTGGTACGGTACCATACGGTACGCTATATAAAGGCGTACCATACCATACGGTACGGATTGTTTTTTATTTGGTCCATAAATTTAATTTTATTTTGTTGACTTTAGAAATTAATCAAAAATAATTGATTAAGTTATACTAGTGTCAACTAAATTAAACTAAATGTTATCCGTTGATATTTCCTCCTTTTATATACTCGAATCATGGCACAAATTAGTTTAAAACTTAATAAAAATTTATCTATTTTATTTTTTTATTACATTATGTCATATACGTTACATTCATGTAATATTTTTATCGCTTTTTAATATAATAGTATTGTATAAGGTAATTATGGAACAAAAATACAAACCTCAATTTAGTGAGGATTGGCCAAATCATTGTACGGTATGTCTAAGACATCATAGATCTACATACCATATGGATGAATGTACAAACCAATAATTTTTTTACTTTTTTTATTTTTTTAAGATTCTTCTAAGTCTATTCTTAAATTTTCAATTTCATGTTTAATGTTTTTTCCTTGTAGATTATACGATTGAATTCTTATGATCTTATCAATAAATCTTAATCTTTCTTTTTTATTCATTAGAAATTCCCTTTACCCCTGCCATGTATGAACCATACACGCGGTTTATCATCATAAGTTAGACAAAGATTGCAGTTATTTTCATAACATGATTTTTTATTTTTAGATGTTGATGCCTTACAGTTTGACTCTGTTTTTTTATCTGTAATGTAAGATACTTGAATTTTTAGACTTTTACAATAATTCAAAAATCCAGGAGTTAAGGATTCTTTTTTCACACTAAGTAAGATGTTTAGATTATCGGGTTTTGTATTGCCTAAACTTAAAAACTTGAATAATTCGTTTTGGTTTCTTGTAGTTATCCAAAAATCCTTTCTATTCATTGAATTACACAAAGCGAAAATATTAGAAAGCTGAATTTGTGCAAGATCTGTATTATTATAAATTATATCGCCATCTGAAAATATTCTTAATTGTCCTAAATTAAGCCTCATAATCTCACGCTTAACGGATTTTACAAATCTGCAAGAGCTGATTAAATTAGAATTTCTATTTAATTTTAATTGGTATTTGTGATTTATTTTTTCCTGTCCATATTCATTATAACAGTATTCTTTAGCAAAACAAGATTCAATACAATTACTCTTAACCCTTGAAACGTCAAAAGTGACGCCTACTTTAGCGTTAAAACTAAAGATTCTAGAACTGGGCATGATAATATAATAAAACAAAGGACATTTAAAACAAAGGATTGAATAAGTTTAACTAATTAGTGGACCATGAGTAACAGTTACGTTATAATAATTGACATGAATTAAGAGAGTATGAAAATTACAACATTAGAAATTGAATCAAGCAACAAAAAAGACGTTTATGAGGTTAGCCTAATCTCTTGTACTTGCCCAGATTATGTATTTAGACAACTGGCAAAAAATGGAAAGTGCAAGCATATTAAGGCATTAGACAGATTAAACGCTAATTTGGTATTTTTGGAGGGTGTAGAGGCATTACTACCAATAGTAAATAAATTATTGGAGGTTAATCAATAATGTCTTTTTTCTGTGATAACTGCAACAATACAAAAGCAAAAAAGATAAGATTAAACATATTAGAGATTGAAAAGACACTAATTATTCAAAAATTGTGTAAAACCTCTTTAACTCATTCAGAATTAGGATTTTTAGTTTCATCTTTATTTTATGAGGAGGATTTAGACTAATGAAATGTAAAAAATGTGGCAAGATGTCAAGTAATAAACATTATACTTGTATTCATGATTGGTTAGGAACAAACGGAGATAATGATGCAATATAAGAAACTACAAAAAACATATTTTATCAAAGATGTTGATGATTCTTACCCAATATATGAAGTTTATCAGGTAGTATCAATCAACAATGTAAAATGCCATTGCTGGAACTGTGACACCGTAAGAAACGTATTAAAACCCGTAATAGATACTCCATCAATGGAGATGTTACCCGAGGGTATATGTTTAGAGTGTACATTAAAGGATAAATCTTGCTTAGTTCTTGAGGTATTAGATGAATGATTTGTAAGAAATGCGGGGATAAAATGGATATTATACAAATAGATGATGAATATCAAGCAGAGTGTAATTGTGGGTATTTGATAAATTGATTAACATAAGCGTACCATATACAGAATTTCAACTATCAATGGCTAACCTATACGAGCATAAAAAGAGGCTAAGAAAAGGCTTTAGGTTTACTTTAACGCTATTAAATGACATGATAAAACAAGGGTATAACATGGATTTCCTCTATTATGACTATGATTTCAGCACTAATTTGAGGCTTAATAATGACTAATAAGCAATTTCCTGAATATACAAAAGCAATAAGGGTTTATTTCTCTACTTGTGACGAAACAACCTGTGAATTTCCTTACCACGTGCAATATCTAGACATGGATTTAGAATGCGATAAATGTGGGTTTATGGGTTCGTATTACATACATGAAGAGAAGTATAAAATAGGATTGTGTCACATATGCCTAGTTAAATCAGACATAGTAGATAAGATAATTATAGGTGATCATGATGATTAGTTGTGATTTATGCGGTAAATTAGAATATGAATCTAGTCTAACGCTGATAACAACTAAGGGCTTTTTGTGTCAAGTATGCAGTAACAAGGAGGATATAGAGATTGATTTGTGACGATTGCAACGGGTTAGGCATAACAGAAACTAATGATATTAAAGAAATATGTGAATATTGCAATGGTAGAGGGGAATTATAATGATTGAATCAAGTTTTAGAGACATTAAAGACGTTGTACTTGATTTTAAAAATTATAAAGCAGTAGGATTTAAGAAAATTGAATAATAAACTTTGCAAGTACTGCTTTAAGGTTTTGGAAGAAGAAGCTGATGATGATGATGATTATATCTACACCTGTATTGATGATAATTGTTTATTCTGGGGGGATAAAAATGATTTTGCTAGAGTTGACTCAATCGCTGAAGGCATAAAAAGTAATCTGGATGAATGCGGATACTTAAAGGCCATAGAAGTTAAAGCCGCTCTAACTAAGGTCCTGGAGGCCTACGATTTTAGAGTAATGCAAATATCAAAGCTAAGAGACGATCAAAGGGGTATTATGAAATAATGATTGATATTAACAATGCCTCATTAATCATCATGGGCGTGAGTATGGCATGCATAACCGTATTAGGTGTAATATGTGCAATAGAGGACTTTAAGATTTGCAAGAGGTTGATTAAATGATTAACTGTATATCTTGCAATTTATCAGATTCTACAGAGATAGATGATATTGATCAATCTATTAAATGCTATAGATGCGGCATTCAATGGGATAACCCTTAACACCTTAGTAATGATAGTACACATAACAACATAATACAACTAATGTTATGGTATATCCTAAAGGTATCAAGGGGTATAGATAGCAGTAGAGAACATAGAGGTTAGGATAATAAACACCTATAGCAATAACAATAATCATATATAACAGATACATTAAGCATTAGTGTTAATGTGTTAACTCTATCACAACCCTATCTTAATTGATAGTTGCGTTGATCATGACAACGATATCACATTAACGCTCAAGTCTTATGCCTGGATTTTAATTACTTCCACTAATTTATGTAAGTAAAGTCCGCCCTTTTAATCTATATATATATGTTTTGATTTAACGATAGACTTATAAGGAGGATAACGACTGGACCCCTTGTTTTTGCCCTATATGAATGTATCTATAGTATATAAACCCCCAAACACTTATATTACCCTTTAGCCTTTAGTATAATGGCGTTTGACTTTTTTCTGGCCTATGGTACATTACCTCATGCGTACCGTACTTTACAGTACCCGTACCGTAATTTACAACGGGGGGACCGTACCCTCCTAGATTCTAGGATTGCCCAAATCTCCCCTATAAAAACGTATCCGCCCTAGCAACACTTATATAGGCGGAAAAGTCGTTTTTTAAAACCAAAAAATATTTCCGAAAAAGTTAGTTAGTCCGCCCTAATCAGTCCACATACGCATAAGATATTCTTTGGTCAAATCATGAGACTTTGCCACTCGTTTACCACATTTATAACAGCGTTGTCCAAATACAACGTGTTCACACATACTCATATTACTGTCTATAGTGTATTTAATCCTTACTCGTAACACATTGTCTCATGATTATATTTTGTATGAGTACCTTTAGATCTACATCTAAGACTACAACACGTACATACCCACATATCTATAGGGACCCAGATAGCACATTGTCTACAGTAATGTGCATCAATATAGGACTTTGTAAACACTTCATGCTCATGGTTATCTTTACATTTGATTTGAAATCCCATACTTATCTTATGCTATAGTGGTATATCATCCTTTTGGTTACCCCTCTCTATGCCGCTTGCCTTCTGGAACAGTACCTTGTGTTCTCCGTCTCTGGCCATGTGCTGATCATAATGATGATTGCACAGTATGCGATAGACATTGTCAAGCTTCATTCTCTTGCCTGGTTGACCGCATAGTCCGCATCTGGGCATGACATACATACCTGCTTGAAATATATAAACCTATGAGTACTTGATTGTGGCATGAAACTTTACGCCCAGATAGTGACAGTCAGAGCATTGTTGGTTAGAAGTCCAGCAATGAGATTTCTTTGTGACTGAAGAAAATGTGGTCTTTAGACAGATCTTACATCTCATGTTTTAACAATTCTACTTCCTCTTCATAAGTCTTGCCTTTGACTGTACAGTCACACCATACACCGTTACCTTCCATACAGTAACCTACCCCATCTACACATCCATGCATAATCATCCCATGACTACATTTCTTACATACTAGTTTATTCATTTAGATAAATCTTGGATGATAGGATACAAAAACCTATCACCAAAGGTTGTGCGTACGATCAAGTTCACACGTTGTAGTGGTATGTGTTAGTTGTCCTTGTCCTTATTTATCTGTTCTTTTGCCTTGTCTATCATTCTGCCTATGGCTTCCTCGACCAGGTCCATGAAATCCTGATCATCCTCGACCGAGCCTTGAAATTCCATGAACTTTAGAGTAATCTGTACTGTCTGTGCTATGTTCTGATATACGTCTCCTCCCTCGTCCAGTACCTTCTCCTGCATCTGCTTGGTGAGATCTCCGTTACTGTCAAGGATTCCCCAGTCTACAAGCAATATACGCTTCTGACGCAGGTTTCTCATGATAACCCAAGATAACAATAGAATATAAACCATAATAAAATACTATACGTATGATAATAATGATAATATATAATATAATATATAATATAATACTATACGTATACTTTTTTTCCTTAGTGCTTTTCTATTCCATACGTATAGTTTTTCTCCTAGGTGCTTTTCTTTTTGGATGGGCTTCGCCCATCACTTCCTGTATAGTATGTATATGGTAGATATGTATGACTAAGATAGGCCACGTATGCGAGCAATGCAAGGACCACTTTGACCACGAGAAAGACTGTGGCGACTGTGAGTGCTGCAAGGTTTAAATAAGGGCATATTATAGATATGTTGGTTGTCAGGGATTACCCTTAACGGTAGCCCTCTTAAACCATTGACACTCCGAGTTGCGGATTCTAGATACCTGAAAAGAGTGTCTCTTACGGTATTTTTAAAACTATTTTTCTTGCCTGACCATGTCTCTTGTGCCACAGCTTGACCTTCTCGTTGTCCTTGAAATTCTTACATGACTTGCACATGAACGCCCTTGCAGAATCTACCTGTGCATCACAACAGCAACACAAAGACCACTTTCTTCTGCACTTTCCACATCTTACCCTGTTTCCCATTGTCTGTCTGTCACAATGAAAGTTGGCACATTGATTATCCAATTCTGTTTACCACCTTGTGCTTTACGTACTTGCTGGTTGTTCTTGCACACCTGTTACAGTCAGGACAGTATTTCGGCTTGTGTTCTATCCATTTTGTACAGTGT